TCTGCATAGAGGCACGCATCTTCTGCACGAAAGGATGCGAGACATGGCACTGGCGGGCGATCTCCCGGTCTGACCACTCAGACCATTCGATGTCCTCAAGCATGGTCATCACGGCCTTGCGCTTGTCATCAATGGATCGGCGCAGACCATGAGAATGGTTGGCCGACAGAGAGTACAGCACCGCATCCCGAAGAGTCCCGGTGATCACATCGCAGTTGATCGAAGCCTTGCCTGCGTGTTGAGCCGCGAGCAATCGGTGAAAACCGTCTGCCAGGTAGTATTCCGTCCCGTCATGCACGACGGAGATGGGCGGGAACTCCACGCCCTCCTTGAACAGTTCTGCGTACTCGCTGACCACGACCTGATCCAACTTCTCGCGAGACTGCGTGCCGCCATCGATGCGGATGGCCTTGATGTTGACTGACTTGATCACTCCATGTCCTTTCGTTGTTTGGGAGGGGTGCATAGTACTGCGAACGGGCATCGCTGTCAACGGGTAGGTTCACCCCCTTGTCATCAGGTAGAAAGATGTATAAGATGGCCGCTCACTTCAGGAGAGAACATGGAAAAGCACCCCCCGGTCTGGCCCTTCCCGACCTACAAGGGTCAGCCATACAAGAAGCCGAAGTTCGATCCGTCGAAGTGTCCACCAGCACCTTTTTAAGGAGAGATAAATGAACGACACATTGACCACGATCTTGATTGGAGCCAGCGTAATTGCTTGGTTTACGCACATCTTTACCTGCTTTGCAGAGGGTCTGTGGGGCTTCCTGATTGCCGGAGCCTTGCTCTTCCCCATCGGCATCCTGCACGGCATCTACCTGTGGTTTAGGTGAGGCAACCATGAGCAACGACGCAAAGAAGACGATGCCCTGGATTCCCGTGGGGCATCCTGATTTCAAGTGGCGCTCAGGCGCGGATGTGCAGGCTACATGGCATCGCTACACCGGATGGACTCCGCCAAGCGCAGGCCGGGAACCTGTGTATGTTGAGACTCGCACGCCGGATTGGGCGAAGGTCAGGAGGGTGAAGTGATGCACCGCTATGAAGACGACGGCATGGATTTATTGGGTTGCGTTGCCGCGATTGCGATAGCCGCAGTCATCTTCCTTGTGATCTTCATAGGAGTGAAGCATGGAATTTGAGACAACTTGTTGCGACATCCCTTGCATCGTCCGAGTGACTGCATGGGAACCGTACCGCCCGGCCTTCATCAGCGGCCCGCCAGATAACTGCTACCCCGCTGAGGGTGGATGTGGGGAGTGGGAGTTATTGGACTTGGATGGCAATCCGTCTGCGGAGTTGGACGAGTTGGTTCGTACCTATCCGCAGGTTGAGAGAAACATCGATCAGGAAGTGTTTGACTTCATGGAGGGCACATGAAGTGGCTCGGTGAATTCATCGTCTTGTACTGGCTGATCACCGTCTTGGTCGTGGTGTTCCTCGCCCCGTTCGTGACGCTGATGATTCTGCTAACTTACTTGTGGGGGATGGTATGAACAACACTCAACTTGAACTTGGTCTTGCGTTGCGTGATGAGGGTGCAAAGATCGCACTCGCGAATGCCGGAGATGACTGGCACAACACGGCAATCATTCTTGTCCTCAAATACTTTGCCGCCGCAGGATGGAAGGGCGCTCTGTTTGAAGATGCCCGTGAGTACGCCATCAAGTGCGGGATCAGCGCACCTCCTTCTCCCAATGCTTGGGGGGCAGTAGCCCTGGCCCTGAGTAAAAGAAACCTCATCACCAGGACTGGAGTCATGCTGCCAAGCAGGGCCGTCAGAAGCCACGCCCGGGCGCAACCAGTCTGGCGTTTAACAAACATTTAGGAGAAGAAATGACCCGCGACGAGATCATTGACATGGCAAACAAGGCGCATGCCTACATCGACCGTCACTTCTTGGTTGCTTCTAGCACGGGCATCGCTTCGTTTGAACACTTTGCTCGACTGGTGGCAGAGCGAGAGCGCGAGGCGGTGCTCGACACGATTGACGAACTCATGGGCATGGAGCGTGAGCGGCACCCCATGTTTTCCGAAGGCTACGACCACGCTCTGCTGCATCTCAAAAAGTTTGTTAGCGCAAGGGAGAAGAAATGAGTAAAGGTTTGTTCGATGACGTACCCCTCCACAACCCAGACCGAGACAAGGCTTGGGAGCGGATCATCAAGCGCAAAGACATGAAGGCGATGATGAAGAAGGGCGAAGGGTTCAAGTTCCCGCTTGATGGTTCCTACGACCTGTGGTGCATCGCATGGAGTTTGGCATGGGGCGCAGGCGCAAAGGCCGGATGGGAAGCGCGTGAAGAGTACGAGAAGGAGAAGAAATGAGCGGCGACCACAACGCAAACCAGAAGCCCAAGCAGACCAAGGAAGAGCGTGAGTACCACCGCAAGCGGGGGGCCGAGATACTGGCGCAGATACAGGCGGCTAGGGAACCAAAGCAGCACGTGTCTGAGAGGTCGGTGCGGGTGACCATCGGCATGATGAGAACCCTCGCAAACAACATCCCCATCAGCCCGTTCCATTTACACGCCGCAGACCAGATGGAGCGGATGCTTGACGAACTACTTCGACTAAGGAAAGAGCATGACAGACAAGAAACTGAAACTTGAGATTGCACCTGGAGCCTTCGACAACTTTGAAGGCACGCAGGAGGAACTGAACGAGATGATGGCCGCGATTAAACAGATGATGGAGGACGGCACTCTGTTTGAGAACTCGACAGAGGTTCCCCCCGAGGAGGCCGAACTCATCTGGCAGCGGCTTGGCAACATAAAGGATCGGCAGTGAAACACATCACCCTTCTCATGCGCTGCCATGCACTCTTGCGTAGAGTCGATACCGTCACGCCCGAAGGCCGTCTCACCCTCGACGGGGATCGGCTTGCCAAAGAGATCACCGACTACATCAACCAGATCGGCAGTCATCACCACGACTGTTGGGCGCAAGGGCCAGAGCACTATGTGTGCGCCTATGAACGTATTAGACAACTAGAAGAACAACTCCGTGCAACAACCAACCCTGAAAGGAACTGAAATGATCAAGAAGATCCCAGAAAACGATGATGGTGTACGTGTGTTCGCCGATGGGCGCAACATCTCTGTTGGCAAAGGGCGCATCCTGTGGGGCACTGCTACACAGACGAGCCGCAACATGGTCTATGAGGAAGGATGGGTTCTACCCGGAGGCCAACGCACGCGTGACTATGATGTTGCATTAGCCTACGCCCGTTGGATCGACACTCAGAGCAGAGGAAAGTAAGCGGTGTATGAAGTGCGCTACATGCGGTATCAGGGCGCGAGTGTTCGACACAAGGACACAAGCAGATGGGTCTAAGAAGCGAAAGGCCCGATGCCCGGACGGGCACATCACTGTGTTCGTCGGCGGCTCAACAGACAATCTCACTATTGATCATTGGGAGAGAAAGGAAGAAGACTATGGCATAGGCAGAGTCAATCAACCCGTGAAAAAACTTAACGAAAAAGTATTGACAAGCAGTCCGCAACGGAGCAGGATTGCGTCCCCTTTTGACCAACTTTACTCATTCAGTAAGGAAACAGATCATGACTAAAACCCGGAAAGCCCGTGAGTACATCATCGCCAACCCGAGCGCAACACCCGCAGAGGTCGCAGAGAAGTTCAAGATGCCCAAGCAGTACGTCTATGTTCTGCGCTCGCAGATGAAGAAGAAAGGTACGTTGCCTGGTGCGTCGGACACGCAAGTTAAGACCGAGACCCCGGTGGTCGAGGCTGCGCCCAAGGCCAAGGCCAAGGTCAAGCGTTCGGTGGGCCGTCCACGCAAGTTCAAGGCAACCGTGACCGTGCCTCCCGAGATCGTTGCTCTCACGACCAAGACCATCTCCATCGCTGACCCGGTCAACCATCCCCCGCACTACAAGACGGGCGGTATCGAGACCATCGACTTCATCGAGGCCAAGGGACTGGGCTATCACTTGGGTAATGTTGTCAAGTACATCAGCCGCGCCGGGATCAAAGGAACCAACCAAGGTCTGGAGGATCTCCGCAAGGCGCGTTGGTATCTGGATCGTGCCATTGAGAAGAACGAGTTCGCCAATCCGACTCGCTGATCCACCAGGGGGAGCCGCAAGGCTTCCCCTTTTTTGTCTTAAAAATTGTTTATTTAGTCATGCTGACAGTTGACTTTGAAACGTACTACGCCGACGACTTCAGTCTGACGCGGCTGACAACTGAAGAATACATACGCGACCCGAGGTTCGAGGTGATCGGTGTCGCAGTCCAGATTGACGATGGCAAGCCCCAGTGGTTCTCGGGAACCCGCGACGAGACGCGCAAATGGCTGTTGCAGTTCAACTGGAAAGAAGACCTCATGCTCGCCCACAACACCCTGTTCGATGGGGCGATCCTTCATTGGCATTTCGGCATCAGTCCGATGGCCTACCTCGACACCCTGTGCATGGCCCGTGCGCTTCACGGCGTGGACGCCGGGGGATCTCTGGCCAAACTTTCCGAGCGTTACCAGATCGGGGAGAAGGGCACGGAGGTGATCAATGCCAAGGGCAAGACACGATGCCAGTTCTCGGCAGAGGACTTGGCTCGCTACGGTGAGTATTGCTGCAACGACGTGTCGCTGACCTACGAGTTGTTCAAGATCATGTCCAAGGACTTCCCGATGGACGAGTTGCGGCTGATCGACATGACTCTGAGGATGTTCACGCATCCGATGCTGTGCGTGGATGAGGAGGCGCTGCAAGCCCGACTGGACGCGATGATCACTGAGCGCAGCGAGTTGCTTGGCTCACTCAAGGAGCAGATGAAGTGCGAGACCGAGGAGGATGTCCGCGCCAACCTGTCGAGCAACAAGAAGTTCGCCAAAGTGCTTGAGTCTTTTGGGATCACGCCACCCGTGAAGATCAGCCCGACCACGGGCAAGGAGACCTACGCGCTTGCCAAGAAGGACGAGGGGTTCATTGCGCTGACCGAGCATGACGACCCGTTCATCCAACAACTGTGCGCGGTGCGTCTGGGCACGAAGTCCACGCTTGAGGAAGGCCGCATCAAGCGGTTCATGGAGATCGGACGGCGCAACGGGGGCAACATCCCCATCCCGCTGAAGTACTACGGGGCGCACACGGGTCGGTGGTCGGGCACGGACAAGGTGAACTTCCAGAACCTGCCGAGCCGCGACCCCAAGAAAAAGGCGCTGAAGAAGGCGATCATGCCGCCCGAGGGCTACACCGTCATCAACTCGGACTCATCCCAGATCGAAGCGCGGGTGCTGGCGTGGCTTGCGGGTCAGGAGGATGTTGTCAAACAGTTCGCCAGTGGCGATGACGTGTACTCCATCTTCGCTTCGTCTGTGTATGGGCGCAGGATCACCAAGGCCGATGCAACCGAGCG